CCAAGTGGGCCACCAACAAAACCTAATGCACCACCTAAGCCTTTACCCGTTGCGGTTAAAGCTTGTTGTGCTGCAGATAGATTTCTCGTTGCTGCGGCTTGAGCAGACATAGCGGCAGAAGCTTGAATACTTGCTGCAATCCAAGTGCGGATTTTCCCAACACTCCAGATTACACCTGCACCTGCTGCAAGGCTTGCCACTACAGTTAAGTGTTTGGCAATTTCATCAATCGCCTTGGCAAATGCCTCGCTCGCTCCAGTGGACTTATCTAATTCACCAATCCACTTAATCGCAGAAGTGTTTAGATTTTCAAAGGCTGCGGAAATAGTAAGAATTCGAGTGTTGAACTGGTCGTCAACGGATTCTTTGGCTCGTTCTAACGCTGGGACGAGAACGTCCATTGTTAGCTTGCCCTCTTTCGCCATATTGCGAAGTTCGCCAGTGGTAACACCTAAACCTGTCGCAATCGCTTTAGCTAACGCAGGGGTCTGCTCCATTACAGAATTAAATTCATCACCACGAAGAATTCCACTCCCGAGAGCTTGACCAAACTGTGTTAATGCCGCATCGGCTGCACCAGCACTTGCACCAGATACCGCAACAGCTTTTGATACAGTTTCGGTTAAACTAGCAATCTGTGCCTGACTAATCTTTAACGTTTCGGCATTTTGAGCAAATCGCTGATAAACTCCTGATGTCGCATTAATGCTTTGGTTTGTTTTTAATGCAATATCAAAAACATTGTTTAAACCTTTAGAACTGCTAATTGATGCACTTTCGACTAATCGGAGTTTATTTTGGATTTCTGTATATCCATCGGCAAAACCTTTCAATTGACTTACACCAAATCCAGCTATACCAGCTTTGAAAAGGTTCGAAGATACACGATTGAGCGAATTCATTGACCGCTCAATATTGTTTAATTGTTTGGTAGTGGTATCAGTAAAGCGTTTCACTCTGCCTTGTGCGTTGTTGATACCACTTTGAAATTTAACCTGATCTAACTCAAGCTGAATATTTAAGTGTCCTAATGAGCCTGCCATTTTTACTCCAGTTATCTATTTGCCAAGTATTCAGCAGAACCGTCATCAAACTCTTCTTCTTTCTTCTCTTTGTAGAAAGGCATAAAGTCTGATAGCTCTGGCGGTTTGCCTTTCGGATCACGATTTACCATTGCTAAAACGTGCGAAATTTGAGCCGAACGATAATCATCACGCCACAATCCGAACGGTTGCTCTTTGTAAAATAGGCGGTATTCCTGTAAATGACTTTCAGGCATCTGCTCAATTTCTTCTAGCGTCTTCCCGAGAGAAAGCGACAGGTTTATTTGGAACTTTCTTCGGCTGGTGAGTTTTTTGGTTCACCGTCCATAATGGCTTGGTTAAGTTGCTCAATAACCGCTTTGTCTAACTGTGCTAATTGCTCTAAATCGCTCTCATCTTCGGCATTAAATAGGTTTACACCATTTTCATCACATAAACGCATTGCGATTGTGCGAGTTAATTTGTGCTTATCGTAAACTTTGGCTAATTGCTCGGTTAGGATATCTTCATCACTAAAATCAAGTGTAATACCTTGACTTTCAGCAATGCGAACTAATTCTTGCTGTTGTCCATATAAGGCTTTGTTCATTTCGCCAACGGTAAACTCACGGATGTAATAGGTATCACCTAAAATTTCCACTGGTTTAACTTTTGGTTTGTGTGATAAAAGTTTATCTCTTAAATTCATTCGTTCCGCCTTAGAAAAAGAAAACCGAGAGGATTAACTCTCGGCTTTGTTATTTACGCTGTTGTAGGTAAAAAATAATCACGTTTCGCTTTTTTAATGGTTACACCTGATTCAAATTTACCTTTTACTTCACCGCTAAAGTTAGGTGATGTTTGAATAAATCCTGTGCCATATAAAGCACCTTGATTGTTTTTAAGAATCATCAGCCAAGGGAATGTTTCTTTGTCGTAGAATTTTTTACGCAAATCTTTTTGCATGTCCGTTGCCGGTGCGTAATAGAAAGAGAGCTTAATTGAACCGTATTCAATTTCGCCTGCTTCTGTTTCCGTACCCTCTGAACACATTGTAGTAATGTCTGTCTCACCCAATGTATCGCCATCACCATCAATCTGTTTAATCGCACAGAAATTGCTTGATAGTTGGATTTTTGAAACTTTTGCATTAGTGAATGATGTCGGTTTATCAAAACCTTTCCAATCCACTTCATCGGCAAGCGTTACGGTATCAGTAGAAACGGATTTAACAGGATAGCAGCCGTCTAATGCGCCTAAACCTGTGATTCGGATAAAATCACCAGCTTTTAAGCCGTTGCCTGTTGCGGTGATTGTGGCGTTTGGCGTAACAGTACAGTTTGAAATAGCTTTCTCTGTATCGTAGCCAACGCCTAAGTAAAACTTAGTCCCTTGGAAAGGGGTTGTTTGTGTTGCCATATTTAGTCCTCGTATTTAATTTGGTATTTAAGGCTGGAGACAAACCAGGTGCGATTTGTTGTGTCTTGCTCATATTCATAGCTCATTAAATCAATTTCTTGGATAGTTTCCGCTAGCTCATCACTCGCTATAGCGCTATCCAGTCGTTGTTTAATTTGCTCAGCGATATCGTCTAGCTCATCATCGCCTGCAGCGGTTTTTAGGTAGGTTGAGATGTTCAAGGTTGCAGTATATTCGCGGTGGCAAAGATTTATTTGCTCACAAGAGATATCATCAATAGATATCGCAATTGCCGATGTCTCTTGATCTATATCAATAAACAAAGGGCGACCCGAATAATAATTCTCAACACCTATAATGTTAGTATTGAGTAAATTAAAAATTTGATGTCTAATTTTTTTATGGATTTTCACCGCATCCTCCTTATTTTCGAAAAACAGCGCTCAATTCTTTCGATAGTTCAACTTTCACCTGATCTGAATAATTCTTCAGTTCGCGGTTAAATGCATTGGTTAAGGGTGTGGCAAGCGGTATTTTTACCACATCAATAGGATAGCGAGATTTCCCTCTGCGCTGCATCACCTGCTTTCGTCCGCTTGAGAGTGTTTGAATAAAACCTCTCTGGACTCTATGTTGCCCGATTTTAACCTGCCCTAGTCCTATATGAATCCGATATCTAGAGCTTTCTAGCAACCGAATTAAAGGCAAGTTTCCACGGTTTACACGTATCTTTGCAACAGGTCTCCGAAGTGTGGCTTTTTTAGTTAGCTGGACTCGCTTTTTAATTAATTTTACTGGCGCTTTAACCTCTTTTGATACGGCTTTTGTTCCGTTTTTAATAGCATTTCGCGCTACTTTATTAATGCTTTTAGCCACACATTTAGGTACAGATTGACTAGCTAATTTTTCAAAATTAGCCTGTAATATCGCCAATCCCTCGATCTTAGACGTCACATTTACTCCAACTGCAATACAATCTTGCCATCCTCAAAACTAAAACCACGGACGACATATTTCACATTAAATGCTGTGATAACATCGCCAAGTTTCGGTTTATAGCCAGAAGAACGAAAAAGTGTTAGCGTGCGAGTCGTACCGTTGATTAAGTAATCATCGCTATAATTTCCACCCATCACCTTTGGCGTCTCATCAAGCACCGCTTTGTATTTTTTGCCATTGATGACATAGACGGACATCATCACATCTGATATGACTTTGTCCGCCTGTGCGATTGCTACATCAAATGGACTAAGCGTTGATCTTGACATCTACGGTTTCCACAGATGCACCGCTTGCGCGCCACGCAACACCTAAGCGTTTATTACTACCTGCGGTAGTTGTTGCACCATCAGCCGCAGACCAATAAACGATCGCACCTTGTTTAATGTCATCTGCCGCTTTTGCTTTAACGGTAAATACACCAGTAGTTAAACCAACGCCTACACCACCTTGAGCAACGTCAGATACTGCAACAACTGCAAGATTTTCGAGCACTGCAACATCACCGCTCTTCATGGCAGCGGTAGCGGTAAAGCGTACTGTATTGCCATCTTGTACATAATTTTTAGCCATATTCAATTAATCCTATGATTTGTTTAATAAAAAACCGCACATTGTTAAAAAGTGCGGTTACTATTTAATGGATTCCAAGTTACTTGTTTGTAACTTTAACGATGCCGCGATAGTCGATCACGTTCACACCTGCATCAATGCGAACTTTTGTCGCTACACCATCAACAGTAAAGCCTTGTTGTTGTTCGATGTATGGAGTATCAATGCCATCAAGGTATGAAACTTCAATCGCCTCTTTGTTGATCAAGTACCATTCTTTCGGATTTGCAATTTGTAAACGAGCAGATTTAACCGGATCAACAACGCCTTGTAACGGATTGATGATGCCTGAATTCATATCCGCACCCTCTACGCTTGTAGAGCCTAATAATTGTTTAGCACGAGTATATAAAGATGTTGGCGCTAACAAGAATTCAGGCTCGATAGCTAAAGGCTGACCACTTGCATCAACGAAACCATTCATCATCTGAATAGCTTTATCAATATTTGCGATGTCTAGTGCAGCATTGTTGAATGCATTGTTGTGTGAGGAATCAAATAATTTTTTACCATCTTGAGCAATAGCGTTACCAGTTAATAGTGCGAATACTAATTTAGCGATGGTCGCTTTTGCCGCTTGCCCCATTTTTTCAGGGATTTTAGTTAAAAGGTGCATATCATCGTTCAAGATGGCTTGACGGGTGATTGAGAATAATTGGCCGTATGTTGCAAGCGCTACATTCGCACCCTCATCACCAATCTTGCCATAACTGTATTCTTCACCTTCGCCAACTTCAGGAAGAGAGCTAAAGACACCAAGACCAACGCGTTTAGTCGCGCGGAAATCTGTCAATGTGCCGCGAGTAGTGAATTTTTCATAATCTTCTACCGCGCTTTCCCAACCTTTTAATAGTGATTTGTGAGCCACATCAATTAAGATTTGACCGAAGTCAGAGCTTGAATGTGTAAATGCTAAACCAACAATACCCATTGCATTTTGACCAGCAACGCTAACGCCACGATCTGCAAGTGATGCTCGAGCTAATTCGCGCAAGCTCATACCGCTATATGCGTTAGCTTTTGTATTTGATTGATCTTTATCAATACCTGCGCGAGCTAATAATGATTGTTTAACGCTATCGCCAACGATGTTACCGTTACCAGCATAAGGAGTTGCGGCTGCGCTTGGGGTTGTACCAGCACCAAGTTTTGCAAGTAATTTGTCTTTTGCTTGCTCTGCAGTAACACTCAAGTCACCTAAGCACTCAACTAGCAAATCATTGTGCGTAGTACCAAACGGCGCAAATACTGCTTTAATGTCAGAATTGCGTTTATTTAATTCAGCTTGCACTTGCGCAGTATTATCTACTGTCACAGTTTGAGTTTGATTTTGATTTACTGGCGCTGATTGCTCAGTTGGTGTTGTTTGTGATGCTGGATTTGTACCAGCGTTGCCTTGTGGCTTAAACAACATGTCTTTCATTGCTTTTGGCATATTTTCAAAGTCCTCTAATTTTCGTGATTTAATAGACGCCATCGCCACAAGTGGTTCGGCTAATTTGTCAGCAAATCCTTGTTCAACGCATTCTTTACCGTTAAGCCAAGTTTCCGCCGATAGCATTTCTGCTAATTCTTCTGGTGTTTTCCCTGTTTTGCTTGCGTAAGCAGGGATTAGCGTATTTTCGACCTTGTCTAATAGGTCTGCATACTTGCGCATATCCTCTGCATCGCCACCTTGGATTCCCCAAGGCTTGTGGATCATCATCATTGCGTTTTCAGGCATGATTACCTCATTGCCAGCCATTGCAATAACGCTCGCCATACTTGCAGCCAAACCGTCAATGTAAACTGTCACATTGGCAGGATGATTTTTTAGCAAGTTATAAATGGCGATTCCGTCAAAAACATCACCACCTGGGGAGTGAATATGTAAGTTAATCTGCTTGAGATTGTTGCCGCAGTCTTTTAAGTCCTGCGCAAAGCTCGCCGCAGATACACCCCAAAATCCGATCTCATCGTAAATTGAGATCTCTGCCGTATCGTTGGCTTTGGCTTTGATTGAGTACCAAGACTGGTTATTCGTCTTTGTCGCGCTCGCTGCCATCGCCACTGGAGACAGAATCATCTTTTGCTTTTTCATTTGTCGTACCTGTGTTAGTTAAATCTGTGTCAAACTTGAGACCAAATTTGCGGTTTTCCTCAACCTCAACTCTTCGTCTGCGTTTAACTTCTGCTGGGTTGCTTCCGCTTGCCCGTACCGCTTGACTTTCGGTTGCTAATCCACCTTTGATGCGCTCTTTCCACGCTTGCGCCTCTTTTGTCGGATCAATCCATGGCATCACAGGTCCACTGTAAACAGCGTTATAAAGTGACGCTGGATCGATATCGACTGGCACCTCAATTTCACCGCTGACAATCGCCATTTTTAACCATTCGCGGTAAATCGGACGGGATATATGGGCGACAAAGGTATCCTGTAAAACCGCGTACCCCTCAAAACTTTCAACTAATTCTTGTCTTTGGCTTGAGTAGGTGCCGTTATAGTCACGGGCAATGCTTGAGTAACTGGATCGAGTACCAGCCGCCGTTGCTCTTAATTGACCGTTTCTAAATGTTTCGAGATTTACATTTGGACGGTTCGAGTTAATCAAACCGATATCTTCGCCAGGTTTTAAATCATCAATGATTGCACCTGGAGCAATCTCAAAATCTCGCTCCGGACTGTCTGCACCATAATCATCATTATCTCCGTAGAGTGCGGCATCACCTTTTTTGATGTACATCGTAAAGGCGGCGGCAATTCTCGCGGCTACTCGTTCGCTTTCCTCGTAATCTTTGAGGTCGGCAAGGCGGACAATTACACCGTGCAACATCGATACACCACGCAACTGGTGAAGTCGTTTTTTAAACGCAAGGTGCAGCATATTTTCTGCCGGCACTGATTTAACTCGCCCGTAAGTGCGGTTATTTTCCTGTGGGTTGTCCATGTAAACACGGTAAGACACAGGGCGGCGCCAAGCGTTAATCTCTATGCCTTGGATTACATTTGCAGTATCTGATTGCCACATAGGCACAAAGTCAGGCTCTAACGCCTCAAGGCTAAATGCAATACCTGTGCTATGAGTTAGCCCCGCTACAGATCCACGCACAAGTTGGATAAATACCTCGCCATCTCGTAACCAAGTGCGCAACAACATCCGCTCCAATTCTGGTCGGGTAAATTGTCCGGTAACTTCAGGTCTAACAGACCATTCCGCCCATTTTTTTCGGATTTGCTCTGCTAACTCCTCGTCAACATCACCACTTAAATTTAGCGGCTGCGGTTCAATATGGATTCCTCGTGAGCCAATGACACGCTCTTCCATCTTGTCAAGGATTCCAATCACAATATCGTGATTTTGGTCTAATGCCCGAGCCTGCTCTCGCAAACTTACCGCGCTTTGTTTTGTTGATATGTTCGCACCTTGGCTTTCGCGTTTTGCTTTATGTGTACGGCTTGGCATAGCCGCCTCATACGCATTCATCACATAACGACTTTTTGCTCGCTGTGCGCCCCATTTAGGCGAGATTGCGGCAATCGTTTTATCTAATATTCCCATCGTTTAAAATCTCGCATATTTGATTCTGTGGCGTTTAACGTGCTGTCTTGTTTCCGCTAATAACTCATTAAGCATTTGTTGATAGCGGTCACGTTGTTTTGTCCATTCTGACACTTGATAAGATACCGATCGCCCATTAAAGCTAACTTGGCTCTGGGCGTTTTCGATTTTTTCATCAAGCGCTTTGATCTTTTCTTCGAGCTCGTCTTTATCGTAAATCACAGCCACCCACCTTTTTTCTTGCCTGCGCCACCGTTTAGCCAATTACTTTTTGTTTTGGTTTTCGGTTGCGATTTTACTTGTTCAATCTCTACCGCACTTTCTGTTTCTTCTTCCTGTGCGGCTGTTTCTTTTCGGATTACCTCTGGGTTTAGGTGTGGGAGTTTTGCCCAATAAGGGACGTTATCCTCATCGCCCCACTTAATACGCTCATAACCGCGCAAAATAGCGATTGCATGGGCATAACAAAATAAGTCAAACGCCTCATTATTGCCTTTACCTGGTTTGCGCCACTTACCGTCTTGTCCGCGCTCCTCATAGGTCAGCTCATCAAAAAACCATTCGCCAATCCACGATGGAAAATGGATATAGTTAGCGCCGACAGTCTCACGACTTAATGCGTTACTAACGCGATCTTTGAGCTGATCTGTTTGGAGTAAATACAACGGCACATCACCGCGCGCCTTAGCGTGCCTGTCTGATCGAGATGTATTATCAGGATAAGTGCGCGTAATAAGTTTTTGACGCTTGGTGCTATCACCTTTAACGAGATAGACGCGTTTAGATAATCCATCTCGTTTGCATCTACGCCAGAACTTATAAGCGTTGTCTGTTACACCGTCCTCACCGCCGCTATCCACAGCCATTGCAAGGATTGGCATAAATCCTCCATCCAATCCCTCAACGCGATATTGCTTATTAAGCACATCACTAATGAGCAAATCCCAGTCCTCAGGGTAGGCGGACGGGTCAATCGGGAGACTTTCTCCATCGGCATTGCTCCGCATTGATGATTTAATGTTGTATCTATCAATGAGCCATCGTTCGCTGTTTTCGCCATAGCCCACAATTTGGACTACAAAGCGACGGTTCCGCCCACCCTGTACATCAACTGCAGCCAATAAAAAACGGCACCCAAAAGGCACCGTTCTTTTTTCTGTATCTTCTCGCCGCTCCATTAGCTCATCACTTCGGCGTTGCTCAAGTGCGGAGCGTGGTAAATAAGGCAATCCCCAGTCAGTATTTGTTACTGCCTTTAAGGTCTCCTCACTGCCGGTCATCTCAAATTCGTGCTCAGCAGTGAGTAATTTATAAGTTAATTGCGCCCATGTTTGATAAGCGGCTGCAGGTCCTTCTAACCAAAATGATGCAATACGAGAGTTTCTTCCCTCTCCATGTATCACACCGTCTTTATCTATCGTTTGTCCCTCTTTTAACCACTTGCCACCGATATTCAGTGCGCGTTTCTTGTCAGGATCTACGAAAGATTGACAGTGTGGGCATTGCAATCTAGCGTTTTCGCTTGCCTTAACATAGTCGGTATCATCTCGATAACCGACCATATTTGCCATTGATGGCTCAAACCACTCTTTGCAATGCGGACATTGCCAATAAAATCTGCGTCTATCCCCGCGATTATATAAAGATAAAATCCCAGTTGTTGGCGGTGCCTCGTGAGTAGTTTTTGGATGATGTTTTATATCAACAATATCCTTGCCTGGAGAACTCTCTACAAGTGTCATGCCTGCACTCATAAATGTCGTTGTACGCTTGGACGCTAAACTAAAGCCGTCGCCCTCACCGTCCACATCATCTGGCCAGCGGTCGTAATCAGTTAGCGCAACGTATTTATAGTCTGATGATGATAATACGTTGATAGATGGCCAGCCTATTTTTAACAGGTTGCCAGCTCTAAAATATTTGTCATGTACATTGTTATCGTTTTTACGGGGGCTTAATCTTTTTGCAATCTCAGGCGAGCATCTAAAAGTGCGGTCTAAACGTTTACGGCTATGCTCACTGGCTTTCTCTTGTGTAAGTTGCACCAAGAGGAAATCTGACGGATCGCAAATAATCGCATAAGTAATCCAACCATCAATCAATCCAACTGTTTTACCTGTACGGGCAGGACCAACAAAAACGACAGCGTCATATTCTCGCGAGTTTAAACAATCCATTGGCTCAATAATGTAAGGCGCTGTGTCTTTATCCCATTTAACAGAGTTGCCACCCCCAACAGGGACGCGCATATAATCTGCGACAGCCTCGGATACTTTCATTCGGCGTGGCGGTTTAAGCAGATTTGCAATATCTCGTCTAATATCTTTAGCTGATGCAAACATTATTGCTCCTCTGATTTATCATCACCAGTCTGTACATGTGATGACATTTGCGATTTAACATCATCAATTACCTGTATTACACGGGTTAATTGTGACGGAGTTAATCCACAATCTCGCTCTAAAATATCTGGCAAAGTATCAAGTGATTGCACTACAGCCTTAGCAAAAAAACTCATCTCTTGAGCAACCTCAAAAGCGGGTACTAGCTCTCCAGTGTCGCGCTCATATTTAAGTCTTTCGTTCTCCGCCTGCCAAAATGCCCGTCTCTCAACAGGTGACAAACTATCAACATCTGCCGTCATTTTTTCGGCAAGCCCGATTTTGATTAAATCAGATATTGCGTATAACTTTAATTTTGAGTTACTGCCGATAGCAGGTGTAAGTCCTGCGACCCGTTGTGATACGGTCTGACGGTGCATCCCGACAAGTTCGGCAATCTGATTTATATTGAGTTTTAAATCGAATAAATTATCCATACCGAGACCGTAAAAATGCCTAAAAAGTAAAAAAGATGATGATGCCTAAGATGTCAAAAAACTGTCGAAAACCGCGCGCCCGAAACCCCGTGGAAAGGGGTATCCCCTCAGGAGTACCTTTTAATTTTTAAAATCAATCATTTAAAATAAAAAAGGCGAGCTATTCAACTCACCTTTGTTTGTCTTGTTATGATGTAAACCTTACAATCACAATTCATTCAACCGCAGTTATCACCGCCAATCATTCAATCACCTCAATGACATCTAACTGACTTTCATCATCAGCATAGAATGTACCGTTGGCATTATGCCAGTGACTAAATGGCGGCTCTTCTGTTTCGGTCTTTTCGACCAATAACCATTTACCGAATTGTGTTTCATAAACTACATCACATAATGTTCCATTACGGAGTTTTACAATATTTCCAACTTCCATTATTTACCTGCCTTACTGTTCTCAATCCACTTGTTAATATTTGTGATTTGACTAGCGCACATATCACGCTCACCTTGCACTATGATTAAATGCTCAACCGCCTCACCGTATGTACTGCCGGTGAATGGAGTTTTCACACAAGGCATTAGAAATGCTTGAGGCGGATATATATACTCCGTCTTTGTTGTCACCTTATTAGTGCAACCGCTCAATAGCATCGTCATAGATGCGAGTGTTATAACAAGGCTGTGATTTAATAATCTTTCTGACAACTTGAACTTTGTCTTGTGTTGCTTGTTTGATTTCATCGTGGATTACTCTCTGCTGTTCTACCGCTTGGCGTTCTATCTCAATCGTATCTTTCAATGATTGATTAACCTTTTCTTGTTCTGCGATAAGGTTAGCCTGTGTTTGGTTTTTGGCTTTTAAGTCATTTATTGTTCCGTGTTGAAACCAAATCCAACCGCACAGGCTAACTGCTACCGCTAGAAAAATCAGAATTAATCTGTTCATAATTAATCCACCATTAACGCACGGAATAATCGACAACGTTCATCTAATCCGTTTGTACCACCGTTAATTCGGATTGTTACCTTTTGAACAGAATCAAGTGATGCAAGCTCATTGAATATCCAGTACCACACCGCAGCCTTAACAGCTAACTCCAAGTTGTTTGATACTTCTTTAGGGTTGATCGTATCGCCTAGCCAACGAGCAAATCGGATATAGTTGTCTTTGCCAGTGATTTGAATTAAACCACGACCACGATAATTCCAACCGTCCATCGTTTCTTCTGGCCCGTTACCCAATCGATTGGCATATACTCGGCTCGCAATCTTTTCTGGTTTGCGTTCATACTGACGAGCGATATTAGGATTAGGGAAATACTTACGGAAAACTCTCATTAATCCATCGGCTGAATAATTTAAGTTTTCGCTCAATGTTGTGAACCCTGCTGTCTCGTGTCCGCATTGAGCTAAGAACATCGCCTGTTGTTGCTTATTGAAACAACCTGCCAACTCAATGTGTTTATCAATCGCTTGATACATTCCATCAATCGCTCTTGGGAAAACTCTATTGAATACCGTTTCGGAAATTAACATTTTATCGTCCTCTACCCTTGTCATTGTTTCGACCTTTGTCGTTACGGTCGCCCTTATCTTTCTCAAAGCCTAACGATTGATATTCACTGTGAGTGTCTTGCTCTATTTCGTGTTCATAGTCATTCACTAGGTTTTTAATTTGTGTAATCCGACTGTTACAAATTTTTAATTGGTCTGTTACCTTTACAGCGTAAACAGCAACATCAGAAGATTTCTCACCATTTAATGTTGGTTTAGGACAAGTCACTAAAAGATTGTCTGGAATGGTTACTCGGATAATCTTAATCTTCTCAACTGGCTTACTCGGATTTAAGCAGCCTGTCGATAACAGCACGACTAACACCATCGCTACGAACACATTTACTTGAAAGAACAATCTTACTAATCCCATCCAGCTTATCTTCATTTCGCTTACGCTCCTTTGCTTGTTCTTTAAGCAAGAATTCAATTCTGTCATTTCTGTCGCTTACCATATCCCGAAGAGCATCAATCCGTTTCGTTCGCTCTTCTGCTAACTGTACTGTCTGGTCGTACTTATCCTGTAACAGCTCCAAACTCTTGTTCTGGCTATAAATCTGCACCGACAAACCTATACAGCCTGCGAATAAGAAACAGGCAAATACTCTATCGAGTGCAATTCCTAATCTTGCGGCTCTTTCTCTACCCATTCCATTTTCCTCTTGGTCTCATATCATCATCTTGGTTTTCCGTGCCATCGATTAAAATATCTTCCTCGTTGTCATTAGTTGGAATTTCGTCATCGTAACGAATTGAGCGTTTTCTGCTTGTTTCTCTTTCAATGTCTTTCATTGAGTAGTTAGGATTTAAATCATCAACCGAACCACCGATTTGACGGAAGAAAACTCTAAGCAAACCCCATAAAGCAGGGACTCCAAAATACCCAAACGCTCCAGCGATTGAGATAATCATTAAAGTGTCGATACTTTGAGACATTAAGAAAAACGCTACAACCATTCCACTGAAAGCCCCTACTAGAAAGCTAGAGACTACGGAAGATACTTTTACAGGCGAGCCTGCTGATTGTGTTGCGGTGATATACTTAACCACACCGCCTAAACCTGAAAATGCGAGAGAAATAACCGTTGCTATGATGTCAATGCCATTGTTAGGCGATCCGTTATCTTGCATTGGTTACTCATAAATTTCGTGCAATAAAAAACCCCGACCGTTTCCGATCAGGGTGTTGTTGAATTTATTTCGGTGTTCGATACTTACACTACGACCACCGTATATGAATATGATAGGACAAGTTGACAAGTATGTCAATATATAAATCGAATTTTTTTAATATTTTTTCTTTTCTCGCTCTCTATTGCTAATTTAACTTCAATCTTGATTAGAATGTCGTAGATAATCGCTTTCATTAAGGCTAAATCTTTTTCCACTCTACGCTTACAGGTTTTTAGGCAAGGAATTCTAATGTCTCGTTTACCATTGCAAGGCTGCATATATTGAGGTTCTTCACGCTCTCTTAACTTCACTGCAATCTTGTTTGATGTTGATTTGTGAACGTAATACGAGAAAAGAATAAAATGCATCCGCTCATCGTATTTCTTGAAGAACATTTCAATCTGTTCACTAATCATCATTCCTAACTCATCATCGCAAATTGCACTGCTTGGCTCATCTCTAGGCTCTACGCTTTTCATAAGCTTATAGAGAATGTTTAGCTCTGGTTTATCCAATCTTCCGCTGTTAATCCAGCCACCCCAAGAATACATTCTGTTATCAACGAATTGCACTTGGTCATAATCTAGTTCTGGTAGTTCGCTGAATTTATTCATTCTCTAGTTCCTTAATTTTCGCTCTGTAAACATTGATTAATTCTTTAAGCTCGGATATTTCCCATTTCTTAATTCGATGTTGATTTTCTTCTAACCACTGAACTTCTTGTTCGCCAATCTTCTCAACTAGTCTTGGTCTATATCCGTGTATATTTCCGCCGCCTACAAAGAGATTGCATCTAATACAGCCAGAATGAATGTTTCTCTCGTCAAATCTTAGGAATGAACTTCTGCCTTGTGGAATAAAGTGTGAGGCTTGAAAACTAGGTTTCCATACTGCACCGCAAGCAATACAAGGCTGACCCTTGTCTCTTAATCGGATAAACTTATTCACTTCTTTTTGGAGTGCTTTCAGCCAATGACCTCTATCGTTTTCTAGTAGTTTTTTTTTCCGCTCTTTTAATTGAGCTTTTTCTGCTTTCTCTCGTTTCTTTTTTGCTTGCTCTTTTGAAAGGATAATCGCACATCTTGGTGAGCAGACTTTCTGTGTTGAGCTTATTGTTTTTACAAAGTAACAACCGCATACTTTGCATTTGTGTTCCTTAGGTTTGCTCATATCTACCACCATTTACCAGTGATTAAGATTGTCCCGATAACTACACAGGCGTAAGCTATAATCAAAATCTTTAACTCTTTCTCATTCATCATCAGCACCCTCAACAAAACAAATAATCACAAACACCACCACAAAGAGAACTACTGCTAAGGCTATTTCTTCTCTCATCTAGTGCCTCCAGCCATCATTGAATTTCAAGCAATTTTCCAGCTGAAAATCTAGCAGCAACAGCATCAAGAAAATCGGCATAAACTCCGATGTGGTAGCGTTTGTTGCCTTTATTTACGACAACCCTCCACTTTCCTGTTTTTATTATTTTAGTCACTCCGAGGCAATTGTTATCCTTGGTTAGATACTTGCTTCTGTTGGCTTTATTTTCTAAATAATTTTTTTCTTCGTTGGTAAAGTTGTTATAATCTCTATACCCATGGTGCATTAGTTTTTTCTCGGCCATGTAAGCAATTCTTGCTTCATTTTCTGTTTTAAATGTCCCTATATGTATGGTCTTAGACTTTGTACGTATAGATGCAATAAAATTACCGGTTCTTTTATTTTTGCTTACCCCTATATACTTACTGTATTTACCGTTACCCAATAATCCTCGATTCTGACCGTTCTTAACTCTATCCACTATTCTGAGATTACTAATACGGTTATCAGTTTTTACTCCATTTATGTGATCGATTATTCCATCAGGCTCCTCCCCATAAACATAGAGCCATGCCATACGATGAGCTAACACTCTTTTATTATTTATTATCAATCGAACATAACCGGTATTATTGACGGAACTTATCTTCTTCCCTGCAAATCTAGCATTCCAAGATTTCATCTGTTTATCACTATTAAAATACGATCTATCTCTTGGTAGCCAATACATATCCCCAGTATCAAGGTCATATTTAATTATTTTTCTTAACTCGTCCGCTTTTATATTCATGTTAAATCCTTAATTTCAATGCCATTTCCTGCGCAAAACGCCAATATATAATCAATTAAACTAGATAATCTTCTACTGCTCATTTTTGACGTGCGCTCTCTAATATTTACTAACTCACCCTCAATACCACTCACAATCTTTGATGGGCCGCCAGTGGCTATAGAATGCGCGCTAACTAATAAATTTTTCCAAGCATAAACATCTAGTTTTTCGCCATTCCATGTTGCGTTCTTGCTAATATCGCTTAGTAGTGCGTGCAGCTTTGAATTCTGTTCAAGTGAGCGTGTCATCGGTTGGATTTTTACCACCAGCGGATTTTTGTCGTCCGTTGGCAGCTCTTTGATGAATTCAATACAATTCAACCGCACTTGGTTTGAGCGTAGAAAGAATTGTTTCTTATCCATTACTGAATCGCCCCTTTACCGTAACTTTTCGCATAGCTTTTCGGTGCTTGTTGCGGTTTTTCGTTTAAATCTTGATAAGCTTTTGCTTGGTCGCAATCAACAAAATGACCTTTATCAAATCTCATATACGCAGTGCCTAATTCGCCAAAGCGGTTTTTAGTGATGATGGCTTCTGAATACGGATTATCTGTATTGGCTTTATAGGCACCCTCACGGTAAAGCATAATAATTTGACTTGCATCTTGTTCGATTGAACCTGAATCTCTTAAATCAGAGTTTGCTGGACGTTTAACTGCTCTACTGTCCACTTCACGATTAAGCTGACAAAGTAAAATAATCGGGATATTGAAATTCTTGCTAAACGTTTTGAGCTTGCTCATTGAGTTTGCGATAGCTTGAGTTAAGTTGATGTTATTTGCTTGTTTGTGATCCATTAAGCCTAAATAATCAATCACGATTGCGGATAGACTGCCTACTTCGCTCAAGTGTCTTTCTGTAATCGCACAGATTTCATCTGCTGATAAACCGCCACGGTCAACGAAGTAAATTTTTTGCTCACGAATATCGCTGATTGCGTTGGTTAAACGGTTGTAATCTAAATCATCTAAATCTTGAGGGTTACGGAGTTTTTTAACACCAACACCACCAGTCGCACTTAATAAGCGGTCGATTAGTTGGAAATTCCCCATTTCAAGGCTGAAAAACAATACTGAACCGTTGCTCTTAGCGATGTTTCGTGTGAGTGTTAGACTGAATTCTGTTTTACCTGTACCCGGACGACCTGCAACCACTACGATGTCAGTAGAATTGATTCCGCCAAGAATGTTATCCACTGCCTCAATGCCTGTGTAAAGTAAACGCTCTTTAAAATCGCTTTGTGAGCGTTTTTCTAGTACGTCAATGTAAGAATCCATTAATTCACCCATTGCCACAGGTTTGATTTCTGTTTTGCTGACAAGGAGCTTTTGAATTTGATTTAACGCTTTTTGAGTCAATTCATTCACTTGGCTTTCGTTTCGAGCTTGTGACATTTCTCCAGCAAGTTTTAGCATAGTTTGTTGGGCCGAACGATTTACCCAAGAAGAGTGAATTTTTTTCGCATAACCTAAAAGGTTTCCACCGTAAGTCGCTTTATTTGCCATTTCTGCTAACGTTGCTAGGTTTTCGCCATAGTCTTGAGAAAGTAACAGGAAGTCGATTAAATCGTGTTTACGAGCTTGTTTGCGAATGTTTGCGTATAAAGCACCTAGATTGTATGTAGCAAACATTTCTGGTTCTAGCCAGCTAATCACTTCACGAGCTTGAGCAGTTAATCCAGTCGCTAGCATTGAGCTGATTAGTCCGTATTCTAGGTTGTACGTTGTGTTGTCAGTTGTGTTAATCATAATGAATCCTCGAAAGTGTTTAAGAATGTTTCTGGTCGCATAATGTATTTAAACTTCGCTACCCAACCGTTCCCATCTAGTCCACCAAAGAAAAACTTATTAGCTCGACTGTTTGCTTGGTTTAGAAAATCTTTGAAGTACTCTTTAAACACTTCAACAGAACAACTTTCAACATCTTTTGTTTCTAGCATTGTCTTTGCCACTTTGAGAATCGCTTTTTTTCTTTCAGGGCTTAATGTTTTTAACAAGTGGATTGGTGAGCCATTAAACACTTCATTCCAAGCATTCATCACTCCTTGATAATCAACTGATATTTTTTCACGCTTAGATGTTTTTGTTTTTTCGTCAGCGTGTTCTGCGTTAGCAGAAATTTCATCGTCAGATACACGGTTAATTGATAGGTTAAAAGAGTGACTGGTTATGGGTGCAGAATTTTCACTACCCCCTAGTGCAGAATTTTCACTACCCAGTGCAAATTTTTCACCCCTTAGTGCAGAATTTTCACTACCATTTGTTAGGTGTAAAATGTATAAATTTGTACTTGAACCATCTTTATTTTTGCGTGCTTTTTTGCTGACAAATCCCATTTTGATTAAATCATCAATATGACTAATAGCACTACGTTTTGACATTTCGCATTTGTCGGCAATGTATTGATAACTAGGGAAACAAACTCCGTCATCGTTAGCGTTGTCGGCAAGTTTTAAAAGCACAAGTTTTCTAGCTGGATTTCCAACTTCGCAGTTCATGGCTTGAACCATTAATCTCATACTCATATTTCCAATTCCTCAATCGCTTGATCTGTTACTCTGTCGTATTCTTCTTGGCTTGCGTTTCGCTCTCTTAGCTCTCTTTTAACTGCTTCGTATGCTAGAATTCGTTCTCTATCGTCTAATCTGGCCACAAATTCTGGTGAGAATAATCTTTTCATATCAAGCCACCAATCTGTATTCAGCAACGCATTTGCCGCTAGGCACTACAATCATTCGTCTTTCGATTTTGTGACCCTGTTGTTTTAGGTCATAAATTCTTGCTCCAAGACGTAAGCAATTAAAACGTTTTTCCGCATCTAAATGAGTTAAGCGGTCGCCTTGTTGTAAGGCTTTAAGGATTAACGCTTTTTGAGTTTTGCTTGAACTTTCATTTGCGTTTTCATTAAATTTAGGTGATAATTTAGCCATCTTTTGATGTCCTCCGACTGATAAAGGTTTACATACGACTTAATCAAAGCCTCTGTTCCCGCAGGGGCTTTTTTTGTCGCCTAATTTCTAGCTAACAAACTAGAAAACTCTTTTGAAAACATTTCCGCTTTTACCTTTCCATTGGTTGCTTTTTCGA